GTAAAGGCTCATTATTCATATATTATTAAATTAAAATTTAGTTCTTAAATATAATTATAAAAATTGCATTTATTAATTTTAATAATATTTACAATCAAGTAATGCAATTAATAATTAAGAAACCAATAATTAATATAGATGATATAAATGATATAAATGATATAAATGATATAAATGATACAGAAGATAACCTATGTGGTAATATCCAAAGGATTTGTCTTTCTAAAGATGACTTTTTTATTTTGGATAAACCTAACCAAACATCTAATCAGACTTTAACAATAAACCAGACTTTAACAATAAACCAGACACCTAATCAGACACCCAAACTAAATTCTTCACCAAAAATGTTAAAGAAAAGGAAAGAATCGGAAGATACCATTATTTTTCTATATAAAAATAAAAAATATAAAACTCTATAATGCCAGAAGGACCAGAATGTAAAATTTTAGCTAATTTACTAAATAAAAAACTATCAGGAAAAAAATTAATCAACATTGAAATTTATAAAGGAAGATATAAAAATCACGGACCTCCAAAAAATCTTCATAAATTATTAGAACAGCTACCTTTAACAATTGATAAAGTTCAAGCATATGGTAAATTTATTTGGTATGAATTTAAAAACAGTGATTTAACTTTGTGGAATACATTGGGAATGTCAGGATGGTATCAAGAAGAACCAGATAAACACAATAATGTTGGCTTATTTTATGATAAAGATAGAGTAATTTATTTTAACGACTATAGAAATTTTGGAACTTTTATGGTTGATACAAAAGATAATTTAGAGAAAAAAATAAAATCTTTAGGACTAGATATTTTAGATAAAAAAGATAATACCGAAGAATTTATTAAATTAGTTAGAAAATCAAGGAAACCAATTTGTGAGATTTTATTAAATCAAAAAATAGTTTCTGGTAGCGGTAATTATTTAAGAGCCGATTCATTATTTTTATCTAAAATTAATCCATTTTTAACCCAAAAAGATTTAACAGATGAACAGTTGAAAGATTTATTTGATAATCTAAGACAATTAGCTTGGTTTCATTACAATGTAAAAGAAGGGAAAAAAATAAAAATTATTACTAATAAGATTAATTTTGATTTAATTACTGATAGGATATTTTTTGTTTATGCACAAAAAACAGATGTTAATGGTAAGAAAATTTTAAGGAAAAAAATTAATACCAGAAGTATTTACTATAGTGAAACACAAGTTTCATAAATTATTTAATATTAAATAATTTCTAACTCCATATATATGTTAACAAATATCTTAGCTATATTGATAGTAATATTATGTTATTTATATTTTACCACTAAACAAAAATATATAGAACTTCCTGATAATCAAGAAAATTTTAAAAATGTAGAAGTTTTTAGATTTGATAATATTCATGATTAAAAATTTATTCTCATTTAATATATTATTAAATGAAAATAAATGAAAAGTTTATTGATGATATTTTTAAAAATAAAATTAAAATAAAAAACAAAGCGGATAAAATAAAACTTGCGAAATATCAAGATTTAATCCCAATGTATGACATTTACACTCAAAGGATTTATCCAATAAATAAAGAAAACTTATTCTATAGATTAACTGAATCAAACTATCGTTTTATAAATCACGAAGTTTATAAATGGATTAACCAATTATATGATAAAAATAAAGATAAATTAAAATTAGCTAAAGGGGAAGAAAAAATTCAAATAGAAATATTATTAAAAAGATTAAAATCAATGATAGATATTATTGATAATTATGATATAGATACTCTTATTGATATCTCATATAAAGTTTTATATCATCATTCCACTGCACTTGGTTTATCAGTAAGTATATGCAAAAGAAATAGTTTTAATCCCTTTATTTTTTACTTAAAACCATATTACACCAAAATTGAACTAATTAAATTAGGTCAAAATATGGGAATAATAAAGAAACATATTAAAACAGAAGAGCTATTAGATGTAGCAACTCATTATGATATTTGTAAAAAAATATCTAATAGTGATGTATCTTTTGAAGAAATTAAAAACCATACGATAAGCATTCTTAATGATAAAACTATATCAGATATTGTTTTCTATTCATTTATTGGTTCAACTTTATTAAATAGATTTTTAAGAATGAACGATGAATATGAATTAAATAAATTTTTCTATGATAAATTAATTAACATTGTTGATTCCATAAAAAAGGCCCCTGAATTAGAAAATGATTATCAAACTTATCGATTTATTTCCGATGATAGCTTTTTAAAAGAACTTGACATAGGCGACACATTTATTGACAAGGGGTTTTTATCATCTACAAGAGATCCTTTTTATAGCCCGGGTATGAAAGGTAATTTTGGGTTGATTTTGATTAAAATAAATTTTAAAAAGGGTATGAGAGGAGGTTTATTTATAGAACATTTTTCTTTATTTCCAAAAGAAGAAGAATTTTTAATTCCACCTTTAAGTAAACTAAAATTAGTTTCAAAAGATAATAATTTTAAATATTACCACGTTAATGAAACTTTTGAAAAATCAATTTATAAAAAATATGAATTTGATTTTGTCTCAGTTGACTATAGTTGGATTAAAAAAGTAAAGAAGATTAATGAAGAAATTCCAGTATTAGATTTATCTTATTTGGATTCTGACAGTGTATCCACAAAAATGGAACTGTTAAATAAAATAAAAAATTCATCTAATAAATTCAATGAAATAGAAATTATGGGTAAAGTTTTTAAAGCTTTCTTTTTTGATTCTAGTGATTCCTATCGTAAATTTTATTTAAATAAGGTAGAGAAAGGTTTGTCATTAATTTATTTTGATAAATTTGGCAACCCATCTATCTTTATTGAATTAGGAAAAGAATTAATAGTAAATTATATTAACCAATTTTATTTTTATAATGAGAAGGAAATTATTGATGAAAAATTTTTAATAGATTTAATCATGGAATTAGGCTATCATTTAAAATACAAAACAGCAATAATTTATAATGATTTTACAAATTACAGTCAATTTAAATCAAACTATTATACTAATCAAGAAGTATTTTTATATTTGAATTTATTTAATAATACTCTTTACCAATATTTAAAAAACAATAAGAAACCATTTAGTTTTGAAATATTTTATGTTAATAAATTTAAAAAATTAGAATTAATACTAAATAAAAAATTATCAGATGAAGATAAAGAAAGATTTAATTGTAATGGTAATACTTTAAAAGAATTATTAATAGAAACTATTGAAAATAATTTTTATCAATATTCACAAGTTATATCTCATTTTCAATTAGAAGAGTATAATAATGGTGAATTAAATATAAATGAAAAATTAATTTCAATGGGTAAAGTTGACACAATGTTAAAGTTAGAGTATACAGAGAATGAAGAGGATGATGACGAATTTAAATTATTATATAGACAACCACTTCGTAGATAATTTTATACAGCAATATTTATATTATTATTTACAAAAATAGAAAAAACAACTTTAGCTAAAATTGCACCAATAATTACATCTGTTGGATAATGGACACCTAAAAAAATTCTACTTATTGCTATCGAATAAGGAATTATTTTATAGTAATTATTAATAACACCATTAGATCTTAGTATATAAAAAAGTAAAAATGCATTGAAAGTATGCATTGAAGGAAAAGAATACGAATCTAAATAACGTTTTTCATAATTTAAAATTTCATTTGATTGGACATATGGTCTATTTCGTTTAATAATATTTTTTACCAAGCCACAAATAACATTTCCTATTAATATTAAATATAATTGATTAGTATCTATTATATTTTCATAATATAAAATTGCAATTATTAATGGATAAAAATTTATACTAAATGGTAATGAAATTAAATTCATTAACTTAAAAATAAATTTTGGACTTTTTTGTAAATTAATTATAAAATTATTTTCCATTTACAATAATTATTATCCTAGAAAAAAGTTTAAATATTTTCTATCTTTATTTAATATGATACGTCAACTTTTGATAATATTAATTATATATTTATTACTAAATCAATTAATTTTATATTTTAACGTGAATTCAGATAGTGAAGAAGTAATAATTAAAGATAATGTTTCGGATGTAGATACTGAAACAAAATCTACAATTGATTCTGATTCTGAAAAGGTTTCTTCAGTAAAATCAATAAAATCAATAAAATCAGTAAACTCGGTAAAATCAGTAAAATCGATTAATTCTGAAAACTCAGTAAAATCTGTAAAAAAAAACAATAAAGATAGTAAACCATTAGAGGAGGCAATTCCGTTAGATTTATTTGGACAACCACACGATGTAAAACCAAATGAATATATTTTATGGACTTTTAATGAACCAGTACCTTGGTCTCAAATAATTTATACTTATGGACAAGATTTCCCTTTTAAATTTTTTATTAAAGTAAAGATACCGTCTTTAAATGATTATCAAACTTGGAAACAATTAATTCCTAATATTGATTTTGAATCAAGAAGTGGGGAATTAATTATTCCATCTAAAAATGAAGCAAGCGCATTAGCATTAGCTAACTTAATGATATCAACATTTAATGGTTCATTAAAAATAGATGATATTTTAGAAAAAAATCTAATACAAATTTCAGTAATGAAAGCTCAACAATTTGAATTAGTAAGAAATAAATTAAGGGAACAACTTATTGATGCATTGAAAGGAAAAACCGCAAGTTTCCAACCAAATCAAACCGATGATAACGATTACGAGCAAGATCTAGCCAAAACGTCACATATTAAAGCTTCAAATCACGATGTAGAAAATTTTAATAGTAATGAACCAATGGCAGCATCTGATAATGAAGGTTATAGTTATCTATAATTTAATTATCTGATACCAGTCATACATTTTAGTTAATGCATTGTTATCATAATTTGTAATATCAACTATCTTAAAATTATTTTCTTCAAGCTTGTATTTCAATTGGAAATTTGAAATAAAATCTTCTTCTACTTCTGTTTTATGCGACCAAGGGAAAAAATATTTAATTTTATTCTTTTCAAAAATCATAAAGATTTCCCTAAACTTTAATTCATTTTCTTTAATATTTTCTGAAACAATATTTAATAAAATTTTTGTGTTCGGTTTACATACTGATACTAAATCTTTCCAAAATTCATCGGAAAAGAAAAAATGCATTATGGTAAAATTCATAACAATATAATCAAATTTATAATTAGTCAAGTTAAACCATACTGATTGTTCAGTCCAAGGTTTACTAATATCACAAGGATTAAATGATATCCAATCATTCTCATCCGTAAGATAAAGATTATTTAAAAGTAAATTAGTATCTATATCTAAACCCAAGTATTTCTTAGGATTATATTTTTTAATATAATGAATTAACTTACCCTTACCACAACCTAAATCTAACCAGTTTTTACCATTTTCTGGATTAAGTTTATTAACTTCTCTTTCTAAAACTATTGTTTGTTGTTCCAAAAGATTAATAATTTTTTTATTTAATTTAACATTTGATAATTGATAATAGTTTTGACATTCTTTATAATCTTCATTCCAATTAAAATTATAAATATTTTGAATGACATTAATAATATCTTTTGAATTAGGATGTTTCTTGTCAAATCTAATTTCTCTGGGTTCATACATAATTTTATTATCTTCTTTACAAATTGGATAACATCTATAAACTTTATTTTGTTGATAACTACCAGTTTTTATCATTTGTTGATTGTAATTATTCTTTTCTCTATCTAACCAATTATTATTATCAAAAAACAAATCAATCGTCATTAAATCTTTTGGTTTAATTTTAATATCACGGAATAAATTATTATTTTTTTCTATTGGAGATAATATTAAACCATCACACTTGTATGGTCCATAATTATTAATAATTTGATTAATATCCGCCTGATTTTCTATTATATGATAGATTATTTCCTTTTTGAATAAGCTAGTTGCATTATTAACTAAATAAGAAGCTTTAGGATACCATCTAATTTTATCATCTTTCGTTTCAGAAAGAAATTTATTAAATATAACTCTTTCAATATATATTTCTTGTATAAGAGTATCCATATTATGAATAGTATTTATTTTACCATATTTTGTAAACGGATGACTATTTCTTAAAAATTCATATCTTTCTAATGGATTCATATCTTTTATATCAATATCAAAAACTAAATATAATTCTAATTCTTCAATATATTCCGCCTTAACCATTTTAGAAACAATATCATCACACTTTGGTATAATATTAATCGGTAAATTATTTGTTAAAATACCATCTGCTTTATCACTCAATAAAAAGTTATTGTAATTTTTAAATTCGAAAGGTAGTAAATGTCTTGGTGGTTGAAGAGTAAATTTTAATTTTCTATTTTGCCAATTCATTGAACCAAACTTTAATACTGGTTTATTTGATGGGGTAAAGTTTAAAATTTGTTGCATTACTGGGTAAAAGTTCATTTGGAAATTAATCAAACGTGATTTAATTTTTCTTTTAGCACAAATACGGAGAAAGCTCAAAATTCGATTAACTTTGAGTGCTTCTACATCAAATGGTAATAAAAATTTAGTAAACAATTGTAAATTTATTGGTAACTTTTCATGAATTATAAACTTGTGGAAAAACTTAAATTTACATAATTTATAAAGTAGACTTTGCCAACAATTAGTTTTACATTTACAATCGACATTTACTAATAATCCTAAAATTGATTTAGTATCTTTATTTTTAACTTTATTTATAACTGAAATTAAAATTTCTTTTGCAACATCAAATTCTATATTTTTAAAAACAAAATCAACTTCATAAAATGATTTTATAAAAATAGAACAATCAAATTTTAATACTGTAAAAATTAAATATATCCGTTTCTCATCTTCTGTTTTTAAAAGATTACAAATTGGTAAAAGAGAATTAACATTTTCCATATTTTCAACCAAATTCATTACAGAAATATTAGTTAAGGGATTTTTATAATAATATTTAAATAGAACAGGTAGAATTGGAGTTTCTTTAATTACTGAAACCATCACATCAAAATAAGACGATAAATTACAATAATCAGAAAGTATCCTTATTCTCTTCAGAATAAATTTTGTAGGAATTGAAGATCGAAATAAGGCCTCTAATACTTTAGATATATATATTTCATTTTTAAAATATGTATCATTATTATTTTTTTTGATTCCCTCTAAAAACCAAAGATATATTCTATCATCTGAATTACAAATAGCATTTGACAATATTCCAAATTTTTCATTATCATATACATTCGCATTAAACATATTTTTCCAAAACATGAATGAACCCATGGTACCTTTACGAGCACAATTATTTAAGGTAAAAGTAGCTTCAATATTCTTTAAGTTTAGTTCAATTAATGGCTTCAATTGTTGTAAATATATTTGACCTTTAGACAAGATATTAATTTTATATAGAAATGTTGAAGAAATCAAATGTGTAAAAATATGTAAATTTAGTTTATGTTTAACAATAATATTTACTAGAAATTCAACAAGAGGTTGAAAATAAGAAAATTTATAATTTGAATGGTCATTAATTTTTCCTATTACTATTTTGCTATTAAAAATAGTTTTAATGATTAATGCAACATTTATTTTATCATTTTCAAAAAAAACTTTCGTGTTGAAAGTTTTTAACGTCTTGTTATCAAAACTTGTACAAATTGAACCAATTAACTCATTATTTAAAGGGTTTGACATACAAATATATAAATAAATATAATATAAATAAATCAATTTTTTTATATCAGTTAAATTAATATGTCAGAAATAACAAAAAAATTTAAAGAATATAAAATTAAACCAGATAAACAAAATATGCAAGATTTTTGTAATCCTACAAAATTTAAATTGCAACCACAACAAAAATTTATAGCAGATTATTTTTCTTCAAATCATTCCCCGCCTGGCATGTTATTATTCCATCAAATTGGAGCTGGTAAAACTTGTGCTGCTATATCGGTTGCTGAAAAAATGAAAAATAAATATAACATATTAGTTGTATTACCTGCATCATTAATAGGTAATTTTATGGATGAATTAAGGTCTTCTTGTCCAGGAGAAGATTTATATATAACTAAAATGGAAAAAAAGAAATTATTAAATTTAAAACCAGAAGACACCGAATATAAAAACATTATTAAAAAAACAGAAGATAGAATTAATAAATATTATACGATTTATTCTTATCATAAATTTGTAGCATTAGCACAAAATAATAAAATAAAATTAAAAAACACTTTATTAATTATAGATGAAGTTCAAAATATGGTATCATTAACTGGAACATTTTATAAAACTTTGAAAGACCAAATAGATAAATCAGATGATACTTTAAAAATTTTAATTTTAAGTGCAACTCCAATGTTTGATAAACCGGGTGAAATTGGCTTGACTTTAAATTTATTAAAACCTAAGGAAGAATTCCCTATAGGAATAGATTTTAATCAAGCCTTTTTACAGAAAAAGGGAACAACCTATTCAATTAAAAATTTAAATAAATTTAATGAATTAAGTCATAATTTAATTTCTTATTATCGCGGGGCACCACCTTTCACCTACCCAGAACAAATTTTTAAAGTAGTGAAATGTCAAATGTCAGATTTTCAATATAAATCCTATTTAACGGCATTAAGTACAGAAGAAGATTATGTTAAAGGCTCTTTTAGAAATGTTGATATTTTAAACTTACCACAAAACTTTTTTTTAGGAACAAGAATGGTATCAAATATTGCCTTTCCTAATAAATGCATTGGAGAAATGGGCTATTCTTCTTTAAAAAATGATAATTTACAATTACAAAATATTGGTAATTTTTCGGTTAAATTTTTAAAAATAATTCAAAAAATAAAGAAATCTGAAGGACCTGTATTTGTTTATTCAAACTTTTGTAATTTAGGTGGAATTAAATCTTTCATAAAATTTATTGAATATCACGGATATAAGAATTATAAAGTCTATGGAGAAGGGCCCCTAAGATATGCTGTTTGGACTGGAAATGAAAGTCATATTATGAAAGAAGAAATTAAAAGTATATTTAATAGAAAAGAAAATACAAATGGTGAATTAATTAGTATGATGTTAGGTTCGCCATCGGTAAAAGAAGGTGTTTCATTTAAAAGAGTTAGACAAGTTCATATATTAGAACCATATTGGAACATGTCAAGAATTTTACAAATTATCGGTAGAGCAATTAGATTTTGTTCTCATAAAGATTTACCAAAAAAAGATAGAGTAGTTGAAGTCTTTTTATATTTAGCTACTAAATCGGGTAAGAAAACAATTGACCAATACATTTGGTCATTGGCTAAACAAAAAAATAAATTAATAGAATCTTTTGAAAATGCGATGAAAGAAGGTGCAGTTGATTGTGAATTATTTTATCATAGAAATGTATATCCTACAGATGACTATAAATTAAAATGTAAAAATTAGTTACCCTCTAGGAAAAACACACTTTTGTTGATATTATTTAAAATATATTTTTTGGCGTGATTTATTATAGATTCCTTATTAATATTTTTAATTTGTTGTAATACTAATTTTTTTCTATTAAATAAATACTTTCTGTTTAATATTTCTGTTAAATATTTATGATACATTTGATTTAGTGAAGTATCTTTCTCATTTAAATGATTTCCAGCAGAAATTAACCATTCATCTAAATTTTCTTTATTAATAATATTTATAATGTGCTTATTAAATTCTTCTATTTCCTTTAAAATTATATTACAAGATTTATCAGATTGTATTTTTTGTAATATATAATGATTATCCCCGTGATTAGTATAACTCATATGAACTAAATAACCTAATTGTTTTTTAGTTCTTAATTCAGTATAAAATTTACGTTCTAAAATTAAATAAAGTATGAATAAGTTTAACCAAGTTAAAGGTACGAAAGATCCTGTATAAAAATATAACGAAACACAATTATTTTTTTCGTTTTTATTAGGATGTTTCATTTTTATTTCTTTAGAAATATAAACTATTGGTAAAGGTGATAAATTATTAAAACATAATTTATTTAAAAAATCTACATTTGGAACTTGGTCTTTATTTAAATTTCCATAAAAAAATGAAGTAAGACTACATCCTTCAAATAAATTACTTGTAAAATTATTTACTTCATTAGGTTTAATTTCAGATAGAGCAATTAATAATTTTTCATCATCATATTCATTATTTTGATTAATTTTATAAAAATAATAACTGGAATATTCCCAAGGATTTAGTTTCTTTTTGTTAATAATTGCTTCCTTTAATGTTTGTATTTTATTTTTAATAATTATTTCTGGAATTTTAGGGTTCTTAATTAATTTTAAAGTTAAATCAATAAAATTATTAAATTTAATAGGATCATTAGGACAAGAATATTCAATTAATAAACTATTATATTTTGGTTTTGCATTTATACTAAAATGATATTGTAATGTTTGAATATTAAATATTTCTTGATTTATATAAAATGTTAAACTCATATCTAAAAGATTTGTTAATAAATAGTTTTTCTCATTTTCAAAAAATTTTAAATTATTTAAAATAAAAACTCCTTCAATTAAGGATTCATTAAATTTACTACACCCACCATACCAAACTCTATCTTTAATTAGAATAGGTTCACAATCTAATTTTTTAATAAATTTAGGTTTCATATTTAAAAATGGATTGAATAAATTTATTGAAAAAGGAAATTCAATCATTCCTGAGTCAATATTTTTAATGATACCATATTTTGTTTTGTAGTTTTTATCTATTATTGGTTTTTCTAATTTAGAATTTAAAACTAGTATTTTAAAATTATCTTTAAAAAAAGGTTTTAATAATTCTACAGGATTGCTTTCTATTTTTTTTACTAAAAATTCACTTGCTAAAATATCAGTTATTGGATAATACGCCATATTTACACATAGGGAATTAGCTAAATGAAGATTATCTAATTTTTTCATATTGTAAAAGTTTATTTCATAGATTTTTTTATAATAACTTACTATCTTATTCCAATCGTGATTAAAAATTTTGTCTAATGCATATTTTAGAGTACCATCTATATAATTTAAATTATCACATCCTAATTTGGTTAAATGGAAATTTATTGAATATAAACCTTCTTGATGATGATAATTAACATATGCTCCTTCAATAAATCCCATAATTTTTAAATGATTTATAAAACTATTTTTTTCCTGTTTTACTAAAACATCTCCTAAAATTACAAATAATTTATTTTTAATGTAATCAGTTTCTCCTCCAAGTGTAGCAGGAATTTCCCAATAATAATTTAAATGTTGAGTATCCGATAATGGTATCATTTGATAAGTAATATTAAATTTATCATAAATTGGTTTATTTAATTTGAAACGTAATCCGGTTTTTTTAGGAATGTAACCAAATGTATTTTTTAATAATGTTTGTTGTTCTTTTATTTCTAAATTTGATATTACACATATATTTATATTATCACTAACATAATAATCATTCCAAAATTCTATCATCTTATTTCTTAAACCTTCTTTGCTTAATGATTGAATTGAACCTGTTGGGAAAGTATGATAACTATTGTCTGATTTAGCTATATTCTTATTTAGTTGATATTGTCTCCAATGATCATCATTAATATTTTTTAAATGTTCATTATTTATAGCATTAATTTCTCTTTTTACTGAATCTTCATTGAAGATAGGATCTATGAAAAATCTAGAAAAAACATCCATAATTAATTTAATTCCATTGTTAAATGCTGAAAAATAATAAACGGTTTCATACAAATCAGTATATGCATTTGAACTACCACCAAATTGTTTAACTACTTTTTCATAATGGTCTTCGTCAGGATATTTTTTTGAACCTAAAAATAACATATGTTCTAAAAAATGAGCTAACCCTTGATATTCTTTAGGATTAGCTAATGAACCAACATTAACTGCTACACTAACAATTGTTTTGTCTGATGTTTTATCTTCTATATTTATAATTTTAATACCATTTTCTAAAATTATACTTTCAAATATTCTTTTTTCGTTTTTTGGTAAAATCATTAATCTAATTGAGATAATAATTATATTATTATCTTAATTATTAGTTATTATTATTAGTTGTTATTATTATTAATTGTTATTATTATTAGTTGTTAATATTATTAAATGCTGAATCCCAATTTGTTAAGAAATTAAGAGCGGGGACTTTATTATGTTGAAAAGTTTCGACATTTTTATCACCAATCCATAAATCATCCAACTTTAATAATTTGGTTGTATTTTTAATATTATTATCTTTTATATCTTCTACTGACAAATAAGCCGTTATAAAAATATGATGGTTAACAGAATTGAAATATTCTCTTTCATTTAGATTTTCATTATTAATTTCTTTCTTTATTTTTTCCAATTCATTATTTTCATTTAAATATTTTATCAAATACTCTAATTTAGGTACACAATCATAAGAATATGCCGTTATATTATTTGTGTGATATTCTGATAAGTTTCCAAAAAATGAAGTACATATATGATAAAATTTTTTAATATACGAATAACAAACATTTTTATTATATTCATTTTTTAAAAAATCTAGATAATCCTCCTTAGATGGTTCATATAAAACCTTATTTTTTGAAGTTAACTCAGAAATAGTATTTTCAGTTAAGATATTATATAAATCTTGATAATTATCATTTGTTTTCATATAAGGTTTAGAATAAGAAATTAATCCAAAATTTTCAATTGAAGAAAAATCAAGTGAATCTAATATTGAATCAAAATAGTTATATAATTGTTGTTTTATATGCTCACGATTATTAACTAAATTATTTATATATTCATCAAAATTAACAGGACTAGTTTGTTCTATTAATATATTTCTTATATCAGATTTATCTAATTTATCTTTTATTTTATTACCATCATTTATTAAAATATGTTTAACCAAATCTAATATTTGATAATAATCTAAATTCATTTTTTCTACATCTGTTAAAAACGCAGTACAATGTGGCGGTAATCGTAAATGTCTTGTCATTAATATTTTAGTAAAATAATTTTTACTATTTTTTTCAAATTCAACTAATAAATTTTTAAAATTATCTAAATTCAATTCTATTTTTTCATTTACTAAATTAATAACTGGTGCTGACAATCTATGATATAATTTGAAAATAGTTTCTATTCCAATTTCAGGTCCTATTTCAAAAGAAACTGGTAAATGGTCATTTCCAAAAAATAATAACAACATACATAAATCATATACAATACAACAATCAGCTTTACTATTATTAGTTATTTCATTATAATATTTAATTATACAAGAAATCATAGCAGGTCCATCAAAGTATTGAATGAAGTCTTCATCTTTTGAATTATGTTTTAGTATGGAGATATTTAAATCTATACGTTTTAAATTAAAATATGTTTGTTGTGCTAACATTAAATGTATCAAATCAGAATCAGTAGTATGAATTAAAACATCACCAGATAATTTATTTGTGTGAATAAACTGAAAAATTTTAATATCTGATTCACCATTTATTGAACCAGGATTAATAAATATATCTATACTAGGATATTTAAACTTGTAAAATCTAGATAGTTCTATTTCTAGTTTTTTTATTACAGGGGAAACCGGACTAAAAGATTTTTCTACATTAAACCTTTTATCAATCCATTTAAAATAATTAAATTTTATTCCCTCTTCTTCCATATAAAAGTTTTTTGTTTCACCAAAATATTCTTTGAATTTGGTTTTCCTACTTATAGACTCAAAATAATTTTTCGTTCTTCTTCTACGTTGTTCTAATATTTTAGAGAAAGATGGAATACCATCTATAAAAAACCCAATTGTTTTAATACTTTTCATAATACAATATTGTTCTACAATATTATCGGTAGTAATCAATATTTTATCAATAACCATCAAATCTATTTTACTTAAATTATTATCCTGTTTCGTATTAATAAAATTAATTAACTTTGAAATAATTTCATCTTCATTATTACCATCAAAAATAAATTCTATATTTTCACAATTTCTTTTCCACCAAGGTAATTCAAATATATCTTGTAGTTTCTCTTCAGTCTTATTATTTTTAGAATAACTAAATGGTAGGTTTAAAACTATCTTGATAATAGAATTAATCTCTTCCTCTAAACTAAACATTTGATTATAAACAATAAAATTTAAATCAAAAAGTATATGATTTCCTAATAATTTTCTTTTTAATTCATCTATTACAAAACCGTGATTGTAATTTAGATTTTTTAAAATAAAATTAGATAATCTGTCAAATCCCATATTATTATTAAATGTATTAAGGCTCTAAATACTGTTTGCCAAAATCATATCTTCAATTTCATTAAAATCTAACTTATAAAAATCATCTAATGTTCTGTTACGATAATTATCCGAATCGCCTCTTTTACATTTTACATTTTCCCAGAATTCCAAAGATTGACAGGAATAATGATTTAACCTAAAATATTCTGGACCTAATATGATAAATTTATTTAAGCCATCATTTTCATTTACATAAGTTGCGTGATGGACGTTTAATGAAATAAAATCATAGTCAGAATTTACAAAATATTTATAACCACCTTCAATGTCAATCGCCCTCTTGGTAAAGCTTTTAACAATATTGTCTGGCTGTTTAATATGTCCATTGGAACCAAATAAAGTATGACACACCTGTATTTGAGATAAATGATTACAAGTAATCAAAACATCTGGTAAACTCTTGCAAATAGGTGACCACATATATTCATCCAAATCTACCATCAATAACCATTTAGTTTCTTTTAACTTGGGTAGAATGTACGTATTATACATATCTTTTTGTCTTCCTACATAATTTGTAAAATCAGCATTAAATAGAGAAATTTTATCTATATATTTTTCTATTTTTTCCATAAAATTATCCGTACTTTTATCGTTTATTAAATAAAAATGCTCTACGCCACGAGATAGATAGTGTTCAAGCCATTCTTGAATGGAATGGGCTTCGTTTTTGAAAAGTGCTCCGATAGATAAGGTATATTTTTTCATTATATATATAATTAAAAAATAATATTTATATAATAACAGAAATTTAATGGTTTTTTCTCAAATACTCCAGCACCTCATAAATTGACTTGCAATCAATCTCATTATATTGCTCAATGCTTTTCATTATAGGAATGTTGATAGTTACCCTATCTGATTTTTCATAGCACTTGTAAGCTAAAAGCATTGCATTTAATCCATTAGAACAAGGATTAGACGAATCCCACGATATTTTAACCAGGTCATTTTTATACAGGGCCTTTACTATTGTTTTTAAAGAATAGTTCAATGCGCCTTTCACAACGATTGGTTCATTTAAAAATACTTTGTATAAATCAATTAATTTTTTGTCTTCCAGTTTTAAATGTCTCAATTGGGTTTTTTCATAAACAATCTTCTCAGCTTGCGACCAATGAAAGAAAACAGATTTCTCTTTCTTGTATTCTTTTAATTTATCATTAACATAAACCCAAAAGTCATCTAACATTTTCTTTTCTGATTCGTTAGATTTCTTTTCTAATATAAAGCTCTTAAATTCCCAATTATTTTCTGAATTTTTAAAACCAACACCAATCATAAAAATATAATTAATTCCTTCATAAGTATTATTAACACTTAGACTACCAAAATTAGAATTTAAAGTTTCGTAATCTAAAAAGAACTCCATTTCTTCCTCTTTTGAATTTCTCCAATTAATTTCATCGTATTTAATTTTTTCCGGTTTAACCTTAATTTCGCTTTGTCTATTAATATCCAAAATATCATCAATTCTTTTTGATAAATTACCCTCCTTAAACCCTAGTATTTTTGATGTACATTTTGGGTCATTCCATCCATATATTCCCTGTAAAAAAGCATTTTTTCTTTTATCAATTCCACAATATGTCACGGAAGTAATTTCACTAATTTCATCTGCTAAAATTTTCTTAATTCTTCCAAAAGCACCATCTCTATCATTTTTCATATTTGGATATAGTTCTTCTTTAGATGGTAGTGGTAATAATTTCCAAGTATGACCTTCCTTTCTTACATTTCTAATCCATTCAATTCCTTCTTTTAACTTTGGGACATATACTGCATCAAAACCAGCGTAATCAATCACACCTAATTTTTTCATTACATCATTAATTTCAAATTTCTTACCCTTGTTTTCATAGATGTATTTCTTTCCCATAATAAATGCTTTGGTAATATTGGTTCCTTGGATTTCATTTAATGCTTCCGTATAAACAAGTAATTGACCTTTATAGGCTGGTATACTATCTTGATTTCTGATATTTATTCCATCGCTATTTAATGTTATGGTTGAATGTTTGATATCAACTATTACATAATGCCAAGGAACATTTAATTTAGTTGATTCCGATTTATCATTGTAGACTTCATACCCAATAAATTTATTTATAAAATCATTTCTAATCATCAAATCAGGAGCTCCAAAAGTTTTGTTATTGTGATTGTGCAATATTCCTTGATAAATTATTGGTATCCCTTTTTTCATATAATCAATCGTTTTAATAAATAATCCTTCATCTCTAGCTTGATAAGATTCAGCAATTTTGATAGTTTTATACTTATTATTTATTACTTCCATAATTTTTTCTTCAAAAAATAAACCTTGTTCCATAATAAATTTAGTAAATGGATCTTCTATCTCATATTTTACAGAACCACTGGAATTACCTTCCTTACTTTTTGGAATATCGTGAATAGATGTAATATTATACTCTTTCAACCAATCTATAATTGTATCATTTAAAAAGAAATTACGAAAAGAAGAAGCAGATATCCATTCACTCCAATTTATTTTATTTAAATCAAAACTTACTCGTCTCTTCTTTTTAACTTGTTCAATTTCATCTACTTTTCTTTTTTTATTACTTTCTGGAATATTAATTAATTTAATATCAGGTTTTCTCATTTCCTCCAGTTTTACATCTTCTAATTTAAAATATTCTGGAATATTGCCATTGTTATAAATATGAATAACTATAGACAATTTATTTTTGTCGAAAAGCTGATATCTTTTTAAAGTATTTATATAAAAATTTAATCTCATATAACTTTTACACTTTAATTCATCTAGAATGTTATTATTAATTTCCGAAGATTCGTAATTTTGACCGTCAATAATCAAATTAACATTGTAAATTATACCTTTATCTTTGTCAATAAACCATGAAAAACTTTTGTAAGCTTCATCAATATTATATAAATTAACCAGATTGTTATATGGCATTTTATTATAATATTTAATTAATTCATCTATTATTAAATAAGGTCGTGTTGTTGGAATTGAGGCGCTATTCCAATTTTTAATAATATTAGCTATTTCCATTTAATTGTTTTAGTTAATATCTCTTTATAAATGATTTATTAAAAAAATTGAATATATTTATGTTATTAGGATATAGTTATAATTTATGGAAGTAATTTCAAGTGAAAATTTAATGAAAATACTAGAAAAAAATAAAGAGAACATTAATAAATTTTCAGATAATTATAATTCTGATGAATTATGTGTAATTGGTACATTTTTTAAAGATATTAAGGAATATAAAAATGCTGAAATATATTTTAAAATGGCAATTAAAAAAGGAAATAATGTAGCACTGAATAATTTGGGTTTTATGTATCATGAAATGAAAAATTATGATCTAATGAAAAAATACTATTTAATGGCTGTTGACAAAGGAAATATTTATTCAATGAAAAACTTAGGAGTATATTATCAACAAGAAGAAGATTTTGAAAATATGAAAAAATATTATGATATGGCTTTTGAAAATGGAGATTATGGAGCTTATAATAACATGGGTGTGTATTATAAGAACAAAAAAGATTTTGATAATATGATAGAATACTTTATTCTTGCTATTGAGAGAGGTAATATTACTGCGATGGTAAATCTAGCAAATTACTATTTCAAAAATGATGATAATGAAAATATGTTTAAATATGCAAAACTCATTTTACAAATGGAGCCAACAAATTCAGTTGCTATTAACATTTTAGGGATTTATTACAAGAAAATGGGTGATTTTCCGGAGATGATGAAATATTATAATATTGGAATTGAAAATAATGATTTATTGGCTATCTTTAATTTTGGTAGATACTTTGAGGATGCTAGAGATTATAAAAATATGATTAAATATTTTACAATGGCAATCGAAAAAGATGTAAACGAAAAATTAAAAAATTTAGTTGACAAAAGTCATTGTACTTTTTGGCTTATTTGTAAAATTCTTAAATGTCTTAAAAATAAGAATTTAAGTGAGTTTAATTTATGATATTTTATATTATATTAATATATGGAAACTGTAAAAGACACATCTTCAGGTGCTAAACCAGAAATTACTGTTTTACAGACGGACAAAGTCTTTTCTTACTTTGATTTAATCTTAGGAAATGTAAATTATTTATATGTTGTTCTAATTGTTATTGTATTAGCAGTAATTGGTTGGTTTTTATATAAAAAATATAGTGTTAAAGAAATAAATAAAGAAGAAGATAAAGAAGATAAAGAAGATAAAGAAGAAGTAAAATCTAAAACTAAAGAAAAAGAACTACCAAAGAATATTATAAATCCTATTAATGAATATTATTTAATAGACCCTAATGGAAACCCAATTTTAATAAATCCTTTCTTTGTTGATATTCTTAAACACAGTATGAGAGAACAAAATCCAGAAATGCAACAACAACAACAACAACAACAACAACAACAACAGCAATTACAACAACAACAACAA